TGGTGTGTTTGAACCTACCATCAAAGACATTTGTAGAATTGTTCATGAAAATGGTGGACAGGTATATCTTGATGGTGCAAATATGAATGCACAAGTTGGACTCGCAAAACCTGGTGAGTATGGTGCAGATGTCTGTCATCTTAATTTACATAAAACATTTTGTATTCCTCATGGTGGAGGAGGTCCTGGTGTAGGTCCGATTGGTGTTGCAGCACATCTTATACCATACATGAATAAAAGAGTATCAGCAGCAGAATATGGTAGTGCTAGTATACTTCCTATTAGTTGGATGTATATTCGTATGATGGGTGGAGAAGGATTACGCAAAGCAAGTGAGATATCATTATTGTCTGCAAACTGGTTAGCAAATGAAATTGATACATCATTCAAAGTTTTATATAAAGCAGAGAATGGTCGTGTAGCACATGAATGTATTTTTGATTGTCGAACATTACCTGTTACTGCAGAAGATGTTGCAAAGAGATTAATGGACTATGGTTTCCATGCTCCTACACTATCATGGCCAGTTACAAATACGATGATGGTTGAACCAACTGAAAGTGAATCACTTGATGAACTCAAGAGATTTGTGAAGGCAATGGATATGATAAAAAGAGAAATTTATACAGATAAAGATATTTTGAAAAATGCACCACATACTGCAAGGGTTGTCAGTTCTAACGAATGGGTGTATAATTATAGTCGAGAACAAGCAGCATATCCTGTGAAGCAGAGCAACAAGTTCTGGCCAGCAGTATCAAGAATTGATAATGTTTATGGTGATCGCAATCTTGTATGCTCTTGTTCAACTTATTTTAATGAAACTAGTGATGGATCTTAAAGATTGGTTAAACTCAATAAATTATACAAAGAAAAATCTAATTGATGAAGATCCATCTATTGAAAAAGAGTATCCTCCTTACATAGTTAATCGTTGTATGTCAGGTCATCTTGATGCAATAATGTTTGCAAATGAGATGAATGTGTATAACTTCTTACCAAAGAAGATGCAATATGACTTTTTTATAAATATCCTCAGAACTAAGAAGAGATTCTCTCCTTGGCTCCGCAAAGATACAATTAAAGATATTGATTATGTAAAACGTTACTATGGTTATAGTAATGAAAAAGCAAAGCAAGCGTTGACTATTTTAACTAAAGAACAACTTGCTTTCATTAAATCGAAGTTTGAAACTGGAGGAACAAAATGAGTGTGGTGCAAGTCCCAGAGGTAACATGGGCACCTGATAAAATGGTCGAAGTGGTTTTAGGTGAACCAGACGATTTTTTAAAAGTCCGTGAGACATTAACACGTATTGGAGTCGCATCTCGAAAGGAGAAAAAGATATATCAATCCTGTCATATTCTACACAAACAAGGGAGGTATTACCTTGTCCACTTTAAAGAACTTTTTGCTCTTGACGGGAAACACGCTAACCTTACTATTAATGATGTTCAGCGTCGGAATCGTATTGCTCAGCTTCTTGCTGATTGGGGTCTCATAAGTATTGTAAACGTAGAAACAATACAAGATATTGCTCCTTTAAATCAGATTAAAGTATTAGCATATAAAGACAAAGGTGACTGGATACTGGAAACAAAGTATAATATAGGTAGTAAGAAGAAAAAAGTTGAAGAGTCTTGATTTCTTTTTTCTATTATTAAGAGGTCAAAATGAACGGTAGACTAGACAAAGTTGCCATGACAAATAAACTTATGCAACTTAAAAGAGAACTTGATTATAAATGTGAAATTGGTGAGATGGGAGAATGGGAATGTGTTGGTGCAAAAAAATATATTAACAAATCATTTGATATTTTAGATGAATATTGGCAGTGAAAAAATTTATTTTTGATGTAGACGGAACTCTAACACCAAGTCGTAAACAAATTGATACGGGATTTTTTGCAGAGTTTCTTATATTTTGTTGCAAGTTTGACACATATCTTGTCACTGGAAGTGATAGAGATAAAACTGTTGAGCAGGTTGGATTAGATATTTACAATAGATGCAAAAGAGTATTTAATTGTTCTGGTGCAGACATTTATGATGGAAATAATAGTGTTTATAGATCAAAGTGGAAACCATCTGATGAACTAATTTCTTTTCTTAATGATGAGTTAGATTATAGTACTTTCCCTACAAGAACAGGTAATCATATTGAACACCGACCTGGTGGGATAAACTTTAGTATTTTAGGTAGAGGAGAAGGTAATATGGAAGGTAGAGAAGAGTATGTAAAGTGGGATAGAAATACTGGTGAAAGAATTGCGATTGCAGATCGAATTAAAACTCAGTTTCCTGATTTGAATATTCAGATTGGAGGAGAGACAGGACTTGATATTGCTGATGATGATAAGAGTCAGATAATCAAATTTTTTAATTTTGATGATGAAGTTCACTTCTTTGGTGATATGATGAAAGAAGGTCAAAATGATTATCCTTTAGCAAAAGCAGTAAAAGAGAGGTTAGGTAAAACGTACCATGTGAAGAATTGGGAGGAAACCCGACTATGGGTTAATCGGTTCTCCTCCTCTTATGCAAATGATTTAAAATTAAAGTAGTCGTGGAAAGAATTATTTTTCGTATAGATCAGGACGGTAATGTTACTGAAGAAGTTCAAGGAGTAACAAATGATACCTGTATAGATATTACAAAAGAAATAGAAGATACTCTAGGTTCTATTAAAAACAGAAAATTCAAACCGCAATATTATCAAAAACAAAATGTCACATTTCACCAACATCAAAACGAAACTCAAGGATAAAGATTTCCTAATCAAAGCATTGAATAGTCTTGGATATGCCATTGAAGAGAATATTCTATTGAATAATCCTGTTAATCATAAACACGATCAAGTTCAAGTAGAAGTTGGGGTAACTAAGTATGTTGGATTTAAAATTAGTGATGATGGTGTATTTGAATTGGTTACTGAACTTGATACTTGGGAAGAACCATTTCCTGTAGAAAGATTTTTACAAAAAGTAACTCAGGCATATGCAAAATGTGCTGTAGTGGAAACCGCACGGTCAAAAGGGTTTAACGTAACAACCGAACAGAAAGATGTTGATAACACCATAGAAATTGTAATGGAAAAGTGGTAGTGTATTGTTAAATAGAAGTGAATGCCGAAAGGGTTCACATTTTATACTCGCTTTTAAAGGAGAACAATCATGACAGCACTACAACGCTATCACTCTGCAAACTTACCAGAGTTGATGAAAATAATCAACAGAAACGGCATAGGTATGGACGATTACCTTGACCGATTTTTTAATGCCGATTATTCATCAAACTATCCACCTTACAATCTAATTCATGTGAACAATGTTGAATCTGTACTAGAGATTGCACTTGCAGGATTTAGTAAGAAAGACATAAAGGTTTATACTGAATATGGAAAACTAATTATTGAAGGAAAGAAAGAATCTAAAGAAAGTGATTCAGTTAATTATGTACATCAAGGACTAGCACAAAGATCTTTTAATAGAACTTGGCAACTCTCAGATGATGTTGAAGTCGGAAAAGTTAAATTTGAAGATGGACTTCTTACCGTAAAATTAGGTAAAGTTGTTCCAGAACATCATGCACGAAAAGATTATCTATGATATAATGTAATTAACTATCGTTATGTAATGGATTACAAATCATCAGGTGTTGATATAGAAGCAGGTAACTCTTTTGTAAAATCAATTAAAGATGTCGTCAAGTCCACTCATCGGCCAGAGGTCATGGGTGGATTTGGTGGTTTTAATGGTATGACAAAAATACCAGAAGGTTATAAGAAACCAGTATTAGTATCTGGTGCAGATGGTGTAGGAACAAAATTAAGATTGGCACAGACTATGGGTATGCATCAGAATGTAGGTGTTGACTTGGTTGCTATGTGTGTGAATGATGTAATTACATGTGGTGCAGAACCATTATACTTTTTAGACTATATTGCAACAGGTAAGATTGACCAAAATAACTTGAAGCAAATAGTGGGTGGTATATCTCATGGATGTGCAATATCTGGTTGTTCTCTATTAGGTGGAGAAACAGCAGAGATGCCTCTAATGTATGATTATGATGAGTATGATTTAGCAGGGTTTTGTACTGGTGTTGTTGAAGAAGATGATATTATTGATGGGAATAACATAAAAGAAGGTAATAAGATTATTGGTATTGCAAGTAGTGGTCTTCATAGTAACGGATTTAGTTTAGTAAATCATATTCTTGAAAATGCTGATTGTACTAAAAGTTGTTTTCCTATCTCTATGATGCCTGAGTTATTAACACCAACTCGCATCTATGCACCACTAATTAGATACCTCAAAAAACAAGTTTCAATTTTAGGAATGGCACATATCACTGGTGGTGGTATTGTAGAAAATTTACCAAGAATTATGCCTGATGGATTAACTGCAAATATAGATTTTAGTTCTTGGACTATTCCTGATATATTTGAACAGATTATGTTAGTTGGTGATATACCAGAAGAAGAGATGAAGAGAGTGTTTAATCTAGGAATTGGATATTGTGTGATTGTTTCTGATGATGATGTTGATACTGCTATGAATGCTATTGGAAGTAATTGTTGGGTAATTGGAGAAGTTTCTTGACTATCCATATTTTTGTGTTATAATATATCTGTCAGAGAAATACTGACTGCGGTTATGCCCTTCGGTAGGTTCAGCATAAGCGGCGATAGGAATCTACCAAAT